CTGTACGGTGTTGGCGGCCGCGCGAGCCGACGGGCTGCGTCGCAACCAGGCGTTCCTCCGTCCCCTTCCCGCTGAAACCCTAGGGGGGAAACATGGCAGGAAAAAAGACACTGGCAAAGAATCAACCAGGGGACAAGCGCCCTGACAGCCTGACGCAGAGAGCCTGCGCGCGCTGTGGCGAGCGCATGTTTTCAAAGCAAGTTAGAACAACTCTTTCAATAAACTTTGTTGGCGTTAGTGCTTCAAAAAACTTAATTTACCATCACGCTAAGTGCGCCTAGTCCCATAGGCTATACGGGTCTTCCTTAATCGGCGGTGTGTAGCCAGGAACTTTTGTAATGTCATTAAGAAGATAGCCAGGCACAAACCACAGCCGCTTGTCTTCATGATAGAAGCGCGACGTCATGGCCTCCTTACCCTCAATCCAGCCAACAACTTCAAAGATAAAATTCCTTGGGTCTGCTGGCAAAACCAGAACAAACACGTCTGACTTTTTGTCTCCGTGCCGCAGCGAGAGATCCTTAAAGTTTCCTGGGCGGTATCGGACCTGGATGTTTTCGCCAATATCAGCGCCCTTGAACTGGTCAATGTCCTCTCCGCTCCACGGCATTCCCAGGGCAAACGAGGCGGCAAGCTCGCCCATGGCGCCTTCGACGTGTTGCTTCCAACCGTCGCGCTCCCAGCCATACCTGTCCTTTAGGCCGTCCTTGATGGCGCGCAGTTCTCGGCGGACGCCAGCAATAGCCGCACGATCCGCGTCTTTCTCCATCAATTGAACGTAAACAGAATTAGGCATTTTCTCTTTCGCTTATTCTTTTTTGTAGTGTGTTTCTCATTTCGGCAAACTGCTCCGAAACTTGCCGAAGGGAACGGGCATGGAAGTCAAGCGACTCTGCCAGGCGCCTCTCTGACTCCGAGACCAGCCGCCAGCCCGACTCTTCGTAACGCTTCATATCCTCAACGTCGGCAGCGATAGCAACGTAAGCCTTGCTTCTATAGCCAATCCCGTTATATGCGTAGGTTCTCATGGTCTCGCTGCTGAGCCCATATTCCCTAGCCGCAGCAGCGCAGGCCTCTGTCACGCTTTTTGCATGAGGGAACTTCCACACAAGCAGTTGGTGCAATTCAATGGGCAGCAAATTTCTAGCCATTGGTATTCCTTTCCAGCAAGAATGCTTTCATCTTATCCATTGCCTGCGCTGGGGTTCTCCCCTGCTCGGTAAAGACCTCGCCCGTCGAGTTTGCGACCTCAACTCTCCAGCCCAGCAGCACAAAACTTAATCTGTCAAGCCACCATTGAGGAGGGATGGCGCCCTGCAACTCGGTCCACGCGCAATGAATACAACGTGGGTCCTCTGTGTTTTGAATAAAGCCGACTGAGGGGGCGGCGAGAAAACCCGCCTCCCCCTCGTGTCCGCACGCTTTGCCCTTAGTTGGCAACGGTGAAAATCCACTCGCCATCATGAGTGAAGTCGGACAGCACCAAATAGAACGTTGTTTCTGCCTCTGGGACTTGGAACGTCAGCCAGCCCTTAGCCTTGCGCCCAGCCTTCAGGTCGTTGCTGGAATCAAGCGCTGGCTCCTTGCCCATGAAGTAATAGTCATAGCCGTAAGACTCGCTATCAACAACCTTCCAATAGAAAGGGTTATAAGACACGTCATCAACAAGCGCCTCATACTCCACCAGCACGGAGACATATTTGAATCCCTCGTCTGGCCCGAAGTATTCGCTGTGGTCCGTATAGACAATTGCCTCTAGCAGGGTGACGCGCATATCGGTCCACTCAATGAAGTAGCCGACCCCAGCAATTTCCTTGGCTGGTGTTGGCGTTGCCGTTGGCTTCTGCGTTGCCTGCGGGGTATTGACTGCGGTTCCTACTGAGCCGCCGCACGCTGCCAAGAGCAGTGCTACTGCGAATAGGCTTAGAGCCTTTTTCATGGTGCTTCCTTTCATCTACAGCCCAGACAAATTCCAGGCAATGTGTAGATGATAACCCCTCAGGTTGTGGTTGTCAACAGTGGTGAGGAAGCCTGGACTCGAACCAGGGCCTAGCGAGATATAAGCTCGCTGCTCTAACCAATTAAGCTACTTCCCCTAGTTGACGCCGCGCTTTTGGGCAACCTTTGGCGCTACCGGGGTGGGCGCTGGTCGCTCTACGGGCGTCTTTCCAGCTGATGCCCGAGCGTCCTGCACTCCTGCCCACCAGCCCTCGCGGAAAGCCCCGTCGGCCTGTGACTGAAGCTTGGCATACCGTATCGACGCGCCAGAAGAGGCCATAAAAGCCCCCACGGCAAAGCCGAGCAGGAAAATACCAATGATCTGAATGATGTCCATTTGCAAATCCTCCTTGCTAGTGATTCTATCTGCTGGGCATTACAATAGCACGAATCAGTCGTTTAGGGGGTGTCATGCCTGGCGAGTGGAAACGCTTTCGGACCGTATACGACCCTGCCGCGCCCATGAGCGACCGGCTGGAATGGCGCCCTACCCTGCGGTACGTTGCGAAGGTCTGCAAGGAGCAAGGCATTCGCCTTAAGCGCGTTCACGTGCACTATCACCCAGAGGGGGAAGACAACATTCCATCCGCCCATCCATTTGGCGAGGCGGAATACTGGAGCGGGGTTATTTATCTCTGCGCCTGGGACGAAGACACCATTCTCCATGAGCTTGCTCACGTGTGGTCAGAGAGCTGGCACACGCCAAAGTGGGCATCGCTTTATCTTTCGCTCTGTGAGCACTACATGTCCCGCGAAGATTTTATGGAGTCTGTGGTTGGCACCGCCGCAGAAATGCCGGTGGTACGCCACGCCCTTAAGAGGATCTACGGCATTACCGTAAAAGTTGGCAAGCGCACCCCTAAGGAAAGTCGGCCAACAGGCGACGAACAAAAAGCTCACGGTCCGTATTGTAGCTAGAAGCGCTTTCGTTTCTGTCGCAAAGGGCGTCTCGCCCGTTAGTCCCGACCCACTTGTGCTCAACAATCTTGTCTTCTACCTTAACAATCTTGCTGTATGACATGGCAACTTCTGTAAATTCATTGTCGCAATACACAGAAATGTATTCAGGGTGGTAGATGTAGTTAAATCTTTCGTACCAGTTCCTGCCCATCAAAATTACTGTAGCTACAGTTTGGCTGTTGCCGTAGCCGTCTGGCGGCCACACTGCGCCGTCTAGGTCTGGCCAGTGGGCCTTTACAAGATTGACCATTTTCTCATCCCAGTCTTGCGCAATTGGAATCATGTCGTCCTGCGCAAGAAAAAGAACCTCCCAATACGGGTTGGCCTTTTCTATATCGGCATTGATGGCCTGAATTTTTGTGGTGGAATTCCCGTAAAAGTACTTCAGGTCAGTACCAAAAGCAATCATCTTATTGAAAGTTTCTCTTACCTCTTCATTGTTCATTGAGGGGTCGTCGCTGTCCATTGAGATTACCCACTCAATGTGATGCCTGCCAGATGCAAGTCGCATGTATTCCGATAATGTTTCGAAGAACCTTTTCTGTCGCGACCTGGTTGGAAACTTGACTAGCAAATGCATCTTTATTCCTTGCTTGGGTAGTAGTAATAAATCTCACCAGGTATTCTTACTTCTTTGTGCAGGACAATGCGAATGCGCTTTGAGAAGTCTTGGTCCTCTCCGTTGTTGATTGGCTTGAAACCAAATCGCTGCGCAATCTCAGTCTTTATGGCGTTAAGATGATTGGGCGTTCGGTAGTAGTTGCCATCCCCGCCGGTAAACCATCCGTCGTGCTCGATAGAATGATCAAAAATTCTCGACGCACCGTTTTGGAAATAGATAATCCCGGTTAGCGTTGCGCAATCCGGGCTGGACTCTAGGGCTTTTAGGACTTTTTCAACGTAGTCAGGGCTTACCATGTCGTCGTCATCAATGAAGGCGCAATACTCCCCAGCCGCAGACTGCAGCAACTCGTTGCGCTTCTCCCCTATGGTCATCTCCCCATCGTCTACGAGGTGTAGGATCTCAACTTCGTTTGTTAGTTGATTAATTAGCACGCCTAAGAGTCTTTCTAGTTTTTCTGCGCGCTCGCTTACGGAGCAGATTAGAAGCGACAGTCGCTTCTCCTTATGCCCCTCTTCTTGTGCGGCAAATTTACTAGGCATCCACGTAGACATATCTAAACCTCACTGGCCATCCACCGGTATGTCCGGTCTAGTCCTTCGGCCAGGCTAATCTTTGATTCCCAACCTAGCAAGTCAAATGCTCTCTGCGCATTAACGGACCGGCGTGGCTGACCATCGGGCTTTGAGTCATCCCACGCGAACTTTCCCTCATAGCCAACCACTCTGGCAATCATTGTGGCCAGTGTTTTGATCGTAATTTCTGCACCTGCGCCAAGGTTAATGGGCAGAGTGGGCACGTTCTTTGCGGCCGCGCGCACAATTCCCTCAGCAGCATCATCAACGTAGAGGAACTCCCTGCTTGCTTCTCCTGTTCCCCAAAGGCTTACCGAATCTGCCCCAGACCGCTTTGCCTCAATGCATTTCCTCATGATGGCTGGGATTACATGAGAGGTTTCTGGGTTGATGTTGTCTCCTGGCCCATAGAGGTTTGTCGGGATAACGTAGGCAATGTTCATACCGTATTGCTGGGCGTAGGCCTCTGCCTGCACTAATAGCATCTTCTTTGCGACGCCGTAAGGCGCGTTTGTCTCCTCTGGGTACCCAGCCCAAAGCCCCTCCTCAACAAACGGTGGCTTTGCGTACTTTGGGTAAGAGCAAACGGTGCCTACAACAACAACCTTGGATGTTTCGGCAATGCGCGCCTGCTCTATGACGTTCAGTCCCATCATGGCGTTGGCGTACAAGAACCTTCCGGGAGATTTCATGTTTGCACCAATGCCGCCCACTTCTGCCGCGGCGTGGATAACAACGTCTGGCTTTGCTTCTTTAAACAGCTGAGCCGTTTGTGCTTGCGACGTCAAGTCCCAGTCCCACGATCTTGGAATAAGAACGTCGGCCGTGTTGTGCAGGTCAAGACGCTCAACAATCCGCTCGCCAAGAAAGCCACCGCCGCCCGTTACCAGAACTACCTTACCGCGCAGCTTGCTCATCTTGGTTTATCCATGTCCGCTTTGAGCATGATGCCTACAAGCTCTTCAAACTTTACCTTTGGTTCCCAGCCAAGGACGCTCTTTGCTTTGGTGGCGTCCCCGCAAAGCTGGTCAACCTCAGCCGGTCTAAAATATCGCTGGTCGACCTCAACATAATCTTTCCAGTTGAGACCGACCAATGAGAAAGCCCTTTCGCACAGTTCCTGAACTGTATGCATTTCCCCTGTGGCCACTACGTAATCTCCAGGCTTGTCCTGCTGCAGCATGAGCCACATAGCCTCAACATATTCTGGGGCATAGCCCCAATCTCTTTTTGCTTCCAGGTTTCCCATGACCAGCTTGCTTGCGCGCCGTGCCGCAATCTCGGCAACCCCGCGGGTAACTTTGTGAGTGACAAAGGTATTGCCACGACGTGGAGATTCATGGTTAAAAAGAATGCCGTTGCTTGCATGAACTAGGTATGCGTTGCGATAAAGTTTTGTCATGTCGTGAGCAAACACCTTCGAGATGGCGTATGGGCTTTGCGGGTTGAACGGGGTTGACTCCCGCTGGGGGGTTTCAAGCACCTTGCCGTACATCTCGCTGGAGCTTGCCTGGTAGTAGCGGACATCCCAGTCTGCCCACCTGACTGATTCAAGCAAGCGTAGAGTGCCTATTGCATCTGTTTGTGCAGTAAATTCCGGAATGTCAAAGCTCACCTTGACGTGACTTTGCGCCGCAAGATTGTAAACCTCGTTCGGCTTGATCCTCTGCATCAGGGCATTGATGGAGCTGCCGTCAAGCATGTCTCCGTAGTGCAGGGCAAACGGCACAGAGCCCTCTTTTGCCTGCTCAATGAGGTGGTCTATTCGCTGCGTGTTGAAGTTGCTGGCACGTCGAATAACACCATGAACTTCGTAGCCCTTGCCGAGCAACAACTCAGAAAGGTACGACCCATCCTGGCCAGTGACCCCAAAGATCAATGCTTTCCTTGCCACGCGGGGAGTATACACACATAAAAATAGCCCGTAACTTGCGTGTCGTGTAGTATCTTTGTGTGGTAGAGGACAAACAGATTCCCCAGGAGCCAGAAGTAGACCCAGAAGAAGTTATAATGACTTGTCTGAATTGTGGAAGGCGAATGAGCCACCGAAGCTGTAAATTGATTTGCGAATGCGGCTACTATGCCTCCTGCTCAGACTACTACTAGGAGTAATAATGACAAGCAAAGTGACTGTCATCACAGCAACTATCCCCGGCAGGGAGGAGTTGCTGGAACGCGCCCGGAAATCTGTTGGAGAGCAGACGGTTCAGCCGTATGCCCACTTGATTCGACTTGACACTGAAAGAAGCGGTGGTGCATTTACAAAGAACAAGCTGTTTGCTTCTGTAAACACCGAGTGGTTTATGGTTCTTGACGACGACGACTTCCTCTTGCCACAACATATCCAGACCTTGCTTGCACACTCTGAAGGTTATGACATTGTTGGCTCTTGGCATGAGGGGCAAAACCCAACCTACAACCGCCCGCTGTCGGAAGTCATTGATCATAACAATGTTTTGCGTCATGGCATTCCCCACACTGCCATCGTGCGCAGTGAATTGTTTTCTCGGCTGGGTGGCTTTGCCATCCAGGCCGCTTACGACACTAAATTTTGGGAGGACGCAGTAAAGGCGGGTGCCAAGGTCAACATTGTTGAGCAAAGAACTTGGGTCTACGACACCGATCAAAGCCGCCCCCACGAGAGCCTGGGGGGTCTGCCATGGGCGAGCGAGAACGCCTAGTCATTCTTTCTGCTGGTAAGGCGACGCGCCTCGACGGTAGAAACAAGTTGCTTGTTGAGGCTGGCGGGATGTCGGTGCTCGATTGGCACAAGCGCTCTGCTGGCGAACTCATTACCGACATTGTTGTTCGCTCACCTGACTGGGCCGAAGTAAACAAGGCTGGAGAGGACTGGGTTTCCGGCGTCCTCATTCACGACGGCGTTGATGGCCCCGCTGGGGCGCTGCGTCACTATGTTTCCCACCATCTTCACAACGGCGCGCTCACCGTCATCTTTGCCGACACACTTCTCCCGTCAATCCCCGCTCACGCAGGCTCTTGGGTGGGCGTTGCGCCAAACCCTGGCCGAGTCTGGGATTACCAGCACGACTGGACATGGGTCCGCGGCGTGCCCGGGGGAAACGTTTGCATTGGCCTGTATCGCTTTGAGAACACGGCTGCGCTTCGGCAAGTCCTTGCTGATATTCCAAATTATGGGCAGGAGACCCCAATGGTCGACGTGCTCAACGAGTACGAAAAGATCTATCACATGCGCTCAGTTAAGATTGATGGCTGGCAAGATGCCGGAGACTTCCCGGCTATAGAAAAAGTGCAGGCAATCTAATGTCATACGCGCTTGCGAACATTCCACCAATCGCCTGCTACGTTCGCAAAGAGTACCTGCGCGACCTCCAAGATGGACACGGTGAATTCACTCCGGCCTATTGGGTAACCGTCAAGGCAATCCCTCACCGCGCTTTGTACATTGAGGCCTTTCTGCCCGAGTACGGCGCTCTATACGACAAGCTGCCAATCAGCGCGTTTGTTTGGAAGCCTGAGACCCCAAAGCCAGATCTAAAACTTGGCGACCTACAGCTTTGGGACGCTATCTCGCCGCAGTTGGCCGTGGTCGAGAAGGCGGTGTTGAAAAACATGCGGTGCAAGTTCCGAACGCCCGCAGGGATGTGGAGCGAGGGGCATTACCTGTTTACCGTTGACATGGTGCACAGCGACCCCAACGAAATTGATGCGTATTGGTCACGTGTTCCTGCAGAACATAAGTCGTACAACTTCATGCGCTTGGACAACGGTCAGTTTGCCGCCCAGCCGAACAACAGGGTGCTCTGGCTAGACGAGGCACTTGTCTATAAGGAAACCAAGATGCCAGATTTTAAGGTATCAACCAAGGAATTCTCGGCGGAAGAGGGCCGGTGGAAACTTGGTGATAGCGATGCTTGGGGCTACGACGACCAGGACAAGAAGGCTGAAATCAAATTTGTCCAGCCTATTGACCAGGACCCAATTAAGGCCATGGCAAAAACGCTTAAAGCAATTGAGAAGAATATCCGCACGGGTTCCGTCTCGGATTAGTGCCGCTGGGTAGGAAAGGAATAACCACCCCAGCGGCAATTACGACTATAACAGAACAGATGTTCGTTAGTAACTTGCTGTCGTGCTGTGGTGTTTGTTGTCGTACTCGACAGCATCCCGTTCGTACTTGCGAACCGGGGTCTCGGCCTCAATAAAGCCACGGTAGAACCCACTCAACAGTTTCTGGAACTCCGCAGGCTTGTGATAGCCGCCAAGCATTGCCCGGACGCCGCCAGCAAAGTTGATAACCCTAAACAGCCCAACCCCGCCATAATCCGACATTAAATGGAAGAACCCTGGCGTTGCGGTGCCGTCGTTAAAGTTCTTGTGGCCCGACGGAAAACCCGCAGCCTGGTTAATCAGGTTGACAGTTGCCTGCAACGTGCTCATGGTTAGCAAGTGGTCGCAGCAGTTACCCTCGGAGCAAGAAACGCACCCGCACTCCTGGCAATCTTCAGGCTCCATTATGCCCTCCCCTTTTCATCCTGTTGGATGTGGTGCAATTTCATGTCAGTGCAAAGAGCAGTAAGCGCTTGGTAGAGCGTGTTGCCCTTGCCGTACCCAACGTTAAGGAGCGTTTTCTCTTCAACGCCTGGATACATCTTGCTTTCTTCCATACGCTCAACAGCCGCAGAGGCGCTCCAGCGCCCTTCCTTGCTCTGCTCAATCAACCACAATCGCTCACCATCGCGCAGTTCTTTCTCCACGCGTGCGTATGCGTCAGTGATGCATTCTGGGTCGCCACACGTGTGGCGGAAGCCGTGCATACTTGTGCTTGCCATGTAGCATTCCCTTCTTATAGCCGACTGGTCGTCGGGTTCTTTTGGATGATACGACCGTTATCTTATCGTGTCAAGCGCTATTTACTCGTTGGTGATCAGTTTTGCCGCGCCGATAATGACGCCAATTACAGAAATAATTATTCCGGCCTGCGTTGCCCACCAAACAAGTGCCCAGTTGTGTGAGGCAATTGCGGCGTAATGGCCGTCCTGCTCTACTTCTGCTGACTGAAGGTATCGCTTCACAACCTCTTTGCTGTACTGCCGTAAAAAAATAATCATGCCTGCGCTCATGACCAACAGGATTACTCCCGTACCGCTGTGGTTATAAGTGGGCATAAGGTGGCAATACTCCTGAATTACCTCAGCGCAACGTTTCTCCGTCAGCACAAAATACCCCCCAGATTTTTTACACAAAGTTCGCCAAAACTAGTATGATACAAAACAATTATACTCATTATTTGAGGACTTTTAGTGCGCGGGGCGCCTTGGAGTAGCGGGACAGGCGCTTTTCCGCCACCAGGGCAGCGATTGCGCGCTGAATGGTACTTCGACCGCAATCCAGGGCGTCTGTGAGCTCTGTGACCGTCGGGGGCTGGTTCCACCGCTCAATGTGCGCGCGAATCTCGGCGTACACCTCGTCGGGGCGTGGCGCACCGTCTACACGTCGCGCCTTCACGCCTGTGCTTCCAGTTGCTTCTGCTCATGACGAAGGTATGCCTGCTCGCTCTGGTCAAGGCACTCACGGCACAACGGCTTAGCACCGTACTGGTCAACCCATACGGCCTTTGCCTCATTGAAGCACTTGACGCACTTAATCTGTGTCTGGGATTGTCCGTCTCGCTCTAAAATCATTGGCTTCATCAGGCCACGCTCCTTTCGTACTCTTTATGTCGGGTAATTCGCGCATCGCAGCACTTGCGGCAGAGCCAATATTCAAACCGTGCTGGTTCACGGTAGGTGAATTTCACAACTGCTCGGTCTCGGCTATCCCACGGGCAGTCATTGCACGGTACGCCTTTTTCTAGTTGTTTGGGCCAGCTTTGGAACCACTCAGCCATCTGCATTATCAGCCTACAAATCTTCGCAGGACCCCGTGCACCAGTCGCTTCCGCAACCGGGGCAAAGACCCTGCTCTCGTGCAGATTGCTGCAGTTCAAACACGTCGACTTTCACCGCGTCCAAGAACCCATTGCAGCAACTGCATGCTGAGTAGCGCGTAGCGCCGCCGCTATCGTCGCAATCAACGTGAATGTGGCCCTCAATGTGGCCTATATGACTAGCCATGTTGTTCCTTTCTACTAAATACCCCGCTGGGTTATGGCGAACCACGTCTTTCGAGCAGAGAGTTTCCAGATGGTCTGTCTCTTTTCCCCAGAAATCGTTCCCCAGCGGGGATAGTCGTATGGTACGACAGGATGGTATGGGTTGTCAAGTGGTGACCCCGACAGGATTCGAACCTGTGACCAGCTGCTTAGAAGGCAGATGCTCTATCCCCTGAGCTACGGGGCCGCGGAACCTAATCTTTAGCGGGTAGGAGCGTTTTTCGTTTTTCGCGGCTCGCCGCACTCTGGGCTAACTTCTTTGCCCTCAGCACAGGGTCATTCTGGTCACGAATGGTACGCTCCTGGCGCTGCTCAAACTTGCAGGCACGGCAGATATGGTCCCCCTCTGCCTTGTAGAATTCATGGTCGTGGGGCCAGGATTCCTTGCATCTTTTACACGTTCTCTCCGCGGGATTCTCGTCGTAAAAGCCCAAGGTGTCCTCCTGCTATGCGGTGGTCCAAAACGCAAATAACGCCAAGATGATCCCCACCAGGACGGTTATCCCGCCGATGAGTTCCAGCAAGTGTTGCTCTTTCTCGTCCATGGTTGTCCTCCGCAGTCTAGGGGATGTTGGGTTCTTTCGCTTGCGTGCCAGTATCCATGCCGTGATTAAGGATAAACCAGCCAAGGAGCCTCGGGCTCGGCCCGAAAACGCCGAAGGCGGTTGAGCCGTGAGGCGAGGGTCCTGGTGCTGTGAAGCAGGCTCCACTTACTCTTCGTCCTCAGGCTCACACCACCCACAGTAGTTATCATCGCCTACTGAGCCAGTAAACTCATACCCGCAGACGATACACGCGCTCATGGCAGATAACGTACTTCAATCTGACCGCCAGGCTGCCCCTTCCGACCAAGTGCCTCCCATACCTGTGGAGAGAGATCAATCAGCGACCATGCAGAGGATGGGCCATTCGGATGGCTCTGTCGGCAATCGCAGTAGTCAGCAACCCAGACCTCTACGGAGATGCCTGTCTGCAGCGAGGTGATGAGGACCTTGTGCTGCGGGACGCCGTGCCACGTTGGCATCTGGTCGCCAATCTCTTTACGGAGTAGGGGTCCTAGTGCTGCGTACATGTCATTCAGCGGAGATGACCATGGGCGAACCAACTTTGTCCAGCCACCCATATTGCGGTAATAACACTTGTACTCTGGGTGCTGCTTGCAGAGTGATGGGGTTAAGGGTTTACCAGTAGGGTCTTCTTGTACCCACGTAGACGTATCGTCATACCACGAGCCTGCAAAGCTGAAGGCGTCATACGTGGTGCCGAATCCGGTCAGGACTGGGGCGTTTGCCCAGATGCTGACTTCTTCCGTTGGTGCTGGTGTTTCCAGATACCAACTGTCGCGTTGGTCGGGCGTCGTGCCAAGCGAAATGACTGGCGACGGTACCGACGTGTAGACCAGAACTGCCGTCCATACGGCGGTGAGAATCTTGGTGACCATTGCTGCCACCTCCTTCTGCAAGCATGGTACCACGGGCTTGACGAGTGTTGTCAATTGGTAGTTTTCTAAACGACCTACAGGGGGTGGTGGTTATTTGTGGTAGGTAGTGGGGTGGAAAGGGGAAGGAACAGGGTTACGGGGAAAATGTGATATACGGGTGGAAAGTTTGGCGAACCGTTTACATCGGTCGCGACTGTCCAGGGGTCTTACCTCTCACCTCAATACCTCATTCCACGGTATATTCGGGTTATTTCACGCTGCAACTATCTGCCCACCCCTGCATAAAACCCCAGTTATGCACCGAGTTATGCATAAAACCCAGTTATTCCAGTTATTTGCCCCCTTTTATGCAGGGTATGGCCCCAGTTATGCCGGCAGTTAGTTATTTCCGGTAGTTATTGGAGTTATTTGAGTTATTTTGTGCACATATTTGACAAAATGATACATATTTGGTAGAATAAGGGAGTGGGCCCCGTTCTCAGCCCTATAAGGGTCTGGCAGGGGGGTACTTGACAAGATACGACTGGGCAGAGTAAGATAGTGAAGCCTCAGTTGAGGTTGTTAGAGAGTAGGAGGATGGAGATGTCCCTAAACTGGTATGTCGCAAACATTAAGAATAGTGATGATGTGTGTTGGCTCACTGCCACCAAGAACAGCGTCATGGATGGGCGTGTTCGAGGTGAGGAGTACCTACACCCCATTACTAATACCCTGATTTGGGCAACGATGGCGATTGGCCTGAGTGAGATTACCGCGGAGAACGTGGATGAGTGGGCAGCGCGCTATGCCCTTGCCTATAAGGTGGGGTGGCTCTCTCCTCTATCGGTATGGAACGGCGAGCCGGTCGGCCCTGATGGGAAGAACGCTCACTGCTTCACCGAGCGGTACATCACCCGTGCGGACTTGGAGCGGCACATTGGGCTCTCGACGAACGCCAACGATGAGTCGGCTTCGGCGTGGCGCAAGCGGGTAATCGAGCGGGTTGCCGAGGAGGCTCTCGATGAGGCGAAGTACCTTGCCGAGAAGAACGTTGCGATTGACGCCATCTGGCAGAAGGAAGGCATCGAGCTACGCGACCGCATCCGACGTGGGGAGACCACCAAGGAGAAGGAAGCCCTGCCAGAGTCCCAGCCGAACGACTAGTCAATGGGGGGCTGCCCTTCGGGGTGGCCCCTCTTGACTTGATGATACTTTTCTTGTATGATGGTTGCGAAAGGGGGTAGCGTATGATTCGGACATTTGTATACATTTGTATCTGGGGTATGTTCTTCGGGATGTTCCTCTAAGGAATAGTTGATAGATAGGAGGATGGTATGTACGTTCATCAGTGTGCAGAAGACACCACAACGGAGATTGAGCTCTTGGCAGCAGTCCAGGCGACCCTTCGAACGGCAGTGTTTGGCAATGGCCGGACATTCTGGTTGAAGGATGACTCCGACATCCATGAGGATGCCGCGGGCGTTATGGTCGCGTCAATCTATTGCTCGGAGTGCGAGAAGTTTGTCGTAGACTTTAATAGCGACTATGTCAATGGCAAGAGTTTGTCTGACGTCGAAGATGCCCTTACTGAGGGTGAGTTCGAAAAAGACGGCATCGTATGGCAGGAGGAGTAGTTATGACTCGTAGTTATGTCATCACGCTACGTATGGATGTAGATGAGCGTGCAGACCACCCAAGCAATTGGGATTGGGCTACCTTGCTCGACCTACCGAATTCCGGGGGCGTCGAAGTTTTGTCTGCCGAACCCCTTGACAGCAAGGGGCCTGCGGTGCTACACTATGTCAATGCGGGATTCCGCATGACCAATAAGAAGGTGAAGTTTCACCCTGATAGTAAGTAAGTAGGAGGATGTATGGGTCAGTATCACGGTCTATTTAACATTGACAAGCGGGAGATGCTCTTCCCCCACGAGCTAGGCTTTGGGGCGAAGCAGTGGGAGCATACCGGCTTTGCGGGTTCGCTCTCTGACATTCTGTATGCGCTCTGTGCGTATCCTGAGCGTCGAGGCGGCGGCGACTTTGCCGACGACAACTCGCACTTCCCTGAGTTCAGCAACGGTGTCTTTAAGGGACGTTGGCACGGCGACCGCGTTGCGGTCATCGGCGACTACGCGGAACTCGGCGACCTACCAGAAGTCTGGAACGATGCCTTTGTCATCAAGGAGTACAACGGCGAGACGTTCAAGACCTTCAATAGTTCGCGCACGAAGGAAGACGGCTTCGAGCCATTCTTCTTCGACATTTCGGAACAGGTGCGTCCGTTCATTGCGAAGCTCTGGGAGCGCGAGACGGATGACTTGCAGTCCCTGAGCAAGAAGTACGAGCACGTCAGCCAGGCGATTGCTCGGTAGTTGACAGAATGATACTGGTGCGGTATACTCCCCTTCGGGGGAGATACCCCCAGTAGAGTAGGAGGACGAAATGGCAGTAAGTTGGGACAAGGTAGA